ATGGTTGATAAGAATAAAATTAAATCCGCTATTAATAATATAAAAAATAAAAAGGAAGAAGTTAAGAAAACTTCTTCTAAAAATCCTGAAATTAACGACAAAGTTCAAATTGAGTTTGAACCTAGTCTTAATGATTTTTATACAGGAATGGATGAGATTTTTAATGCGGTTGCCGATGGGGAAGATATTCTTACCGAAGTAATGTCTGTTGCAGGAAGAGTAAAACGCAGACAACAGATGAGACGTTATAAAGCGAGAATGCAAATCGCTAGAAAGCGTCAAATGAGAAGAAGAGCTTCAGTTTCAGTTATTAATAGGCGTGCTCGAAGAGGAGCCCTATTAAATGTAAAGAAGAGATTGTCGGGAGGAAAAACACCATCTAAAATGTCTTATGGAGATAGAGCAAGAATTGAAAGACTTGCTAAGCGAAGAAAGGCATTCGTTACTAGATCCGCTCGTAGAATGGTATTGTCTAAGAGACAATTAGATAGAACACGCTTCTCAAATCGCAGATGATATCGTTCAAGCAATATCTCAGCAAATTTAATAAAAAATACGTATGTGTTTCATTTACAGATGAAACTAATAAAAGCTTGCGTGAATATGCTTTGAAAAATGGTTTTGATCTTTCAGTTAAATACAACGATGAAAAACAAGACCCTAACGATTTTAAATTCCATATGACTATTATCTATACATCTAATAGACTCAATGCTCCTAATGGCAACATTGAGATATCTAATTTCAATGTCCAACCTAATAAATTAGAATTATTAGGTGAGAACAAGAATATTCCAGTTATAAAGATAAAATTAGACAATAAATTAAAGGAAATTAGAGAGTTCTTTACAGAATTAGGGTTTAAGGATAACTGGCCTAGTTATAAACCACACATTTCTTTATCATATAAAAGACAATTGTATGATTTATCTAAAATTGAATTGCCTGATTTCCCTATAGAAATTAATAGTCTTACCATCAAGAATCAATAAATAATAACAATAAACAATAAACATATAACAGGAGATAATTCTTATGGCACAATGGACAAATGTTGATCAATCAAGTGGGGCACCGAAGTTCGTTGTGGATGCCACAACTGGTAGAACCGGAGTTCAAGAATATAGCAATACAGTTTTTGGTAATACACCAGCAGAAACAGAAGATGGAGCAGGAAGTCCTGGTTGGACTCGTGTTGTAAAGGGTGAAGGTAAAGTAGTTGCTGTCGAATTAGTCGATGGGGGCATTGATTACGCTAATAATGATACAATTGAGGTTGGTGGGGATTCAGGTACAATCACTACAAATGGAGATGGTACAATTGTTTCTATTGATATTACTTTGTCTGGTGATTTAGTAGATGAAATTCCGGTAGTAGATATTACTACTAGTGCTGGAGCTGGTGCAGAATTTAATGTAGTAACAGAGGGAAGAATCGGCCGTGTTTCTGTTGAAACACTGGTTGCAATGCGTGGCATGCAGAGCTAATATAAGCAGATGCAAACACAAGGCCATAATAATGGTGTTCTGATCAATTCAAAGTTTATAACAACCACTGTTGGTGTTATAACGATCTTGGCATCCATTTATTATTTCTTTGATAGAATTAATTCATATGAAACTAGACTTTCGAGGGTTGAATACATTGAGACCCTTAGAAGTAATCAGACAGATGCGTTAACAGACGAATTAAAAGTATTAAACTCGAAGCTCACTGAACTTACTATTGAGCTTCGAGAATTAAAAGCAGTTACAGGTGTAACTTCTGGAACAGGTAAAAAATAAGTTAGCAGTGAATGAGTGAGAATGTAGGTTTAAGTGAAGCAAATTTCCTAATTTTTGCAGCAAAGCATTACGATAATATCTTCTACGATACAATCGAATTTCAAGAAGATTTAAAAAGATTTGCTTATATAAAACGATTGTTTAATCATTACCAAAAAACTGGCGAAATAAAGGAACGACTAGTTATAAATCATATGGTCGTTATATTCAATATGTGGCCAATTGGTGCTATTCCAATGTTATTTGTCAAATTAAGAGGATATGAAGGAATTCTTAAAACTTTCTTAGTTTACATGGATAGAATGCCCCCTATTATTAAGGGTATTGGTATAGATAATAGAAATATCAACAGCAAAGAGATAAATATTGATAACAATATTATGAAGCTGTTGGAAAATAATGGATAATAAAGAACTTATTGTTGTTGAGGAAGAAGAGACTTCTTTACTCGAAACAAATTCAGAAAAATATCAAGAAATTGAAACCTCTTTAACAGAGATTCAACGCAAACTATCGGATGCATCTGATAAAATCGCTATTAAAATCCCTGAATATATTGAATTACTTCATAGTTCTACTTTCAATCCCAAATACGCTGAGGCATTTGCTAAGTTTATTCAAGCCTTTTCGAATTTAAATAGAGATACACTTGAAGTTGTTAAACAGAAACAAAATCTATATGATAGCTTCCGAAAGAAGGAAGGCAAAACAGAAGTAACAGATAATAGATCCATAAATTTCCATGGGACTTCTTCAGAAATATTAGATAAGATTCTGAACAAATAAATATATCATGAGTATATTAAGATCTGGCGTAGATTTATACGCTCTTTATACAATTGTTAGAAGATTAGCTACTCCTTTTAAAGATTGGAACGCATATAAACTTGGTGTGATAGATGATAAAGGAAATTTTTTAATTGCCAAAAGAGATAGAACACCAGAACAATATAATTCTCTAACATATCTAGATATATTTATTTTAAATTTAAAAAAAGCTCTTCAGAAGGTTCCTGGGGCAAATAATAAATTTATTACATACTCTGCATCTTTATGGCTTCTTCGTGAAGATAGATATATAAAATTTGATATGTTGACAGAAGATGGTGCCCCTGTTGCATCGGCCGTTCCTGCTAATACATCTAGTGGTGATGGTTTAGCTCGCTCAAGCGAGAAGGAAGCAACGGCCTTTAGAAAACACAAACACATACTAAAAAGAAAGCTTGAAAAACAAACATAGATAGACTATTATCTATGTATGTATGAAAAGCTATATACTCAAAGATTGTATGCAGACCAATTAGGTTCGCGGCTCGAGATGTTTCGAGTGCAATCTTACTCTCCATATAGAGCCAATTTTAGATGTCCTATATGTGGCGATTCTCAAAAAAACAAATATAAAAAGCGCGGATATATTATCGAAGCAGATAATAACCTAATGTTTTATTGCCACAACGAATGTGGATCTATGGGGTTTGAATATTTCCTTAAAGAGCATTATGGTGATTTGTATTCATCCTATAAATTTGATCTTTTAAGAAATATCCCTATCGATATTACAGATAATCGTATTAACGAAGTAACTGAAGTAGTATCATCTGCACAAAATGAAATAAAACTAGATTTAGCATCTAGTAACCAATTAGCACTAAATTTTCTTAGATCAAGAAAGATTCCAGAATCATTCTATCATGATATCTTCTATACTGATAGATTTCATCAGTATATTAATGAAATTTTACCTGATAAGTTTCCTAAAGAAGTTATTGAACACAAGGAACCTAGAATTGTATTTCCTATGAGGGGGTATGATAATAAAATATTTGGAGTGATTAGTAGAGCCCTAGATCCAAAATCTGAAATGAGGTACATTACCATTAAATTTGATAGTGAAAGTCCAAAAATATTTGGGCTTGATCGAATGAATAGAGATCAGAAGGTTTATGTGTTAGAAGGACCTATTGATTCTCTTTTTATTAATAATGGAATTGCCCTAGCTGGAACCGATGGTAACCCAGATGAAATTTTTAGTAATAAAGAAGATTATGTTTTAGTTCTAGATAATCAGCCTAGATCTGAGTCTGTGATTAAGAAATACCAGAAATATATTCATATGGGTTGCCAAATGGTTATTTGGCCCAAGTATATTACATCAAAAGATATTAATGATTGTATTTTAGAACAAAATATTACGATCGATGAAATTAACGATATAGTGAAGTCGAATACTTATAGTGGTCTTAAATTAAGAATTATGTTTAATGATTGGAAGAGAGTCTAAATATAAACGATTATGGAGGATTGTATGACTCTAGATGAAATAAAGGCTTTCTGCGCAGACAAAGACGAACAAAAATCAGTAAATTATCAATATAATGTAGGGATCAAAGAAGATTTTGAAAATTTCTTTACTGTTTGGTTTCTAGCGAAAAATAATAATTTATATGTACAGAAATTTTCAAAATCTGGGATGCCCGTAGGTAGACTTATCCCATGGGATAAGTCTACCTCATCTCATATAGATTAACAATAAATATATGTATGTGTTGGGTTTATAAAAATGTTTTATTTACAGAAGAAATGATTGATGATTATGTTGGATTTATATACTTAATTACAGAGAAGGATACACTGAGACAGTATATTGGTCAGAAGGTATTCTTTAATAAAATTGCTAAAAAACCACTAAAAGGTAAAAAGAACAGGCGAATTTCTAAAAAACAATCAGATTGGATGGATTATTATGGTTCTAGCGATGAACTAAAAAATCAAGTTGATCTTAAGGGCAAAGAGAACTATATTAGAGAAATAATTCGTTTATGCAGTTCTAAAAGCGAAATGAATTATTGGGAAGCATATGAGATTTTCAATCGACATGCCTTACTACAACCAGAAAAATTCTATAACTCCTGGGTTAGTTCTAGGATTAATAGAAACCAGGTTAAGAGAATGATAGATGAGTTTTGATCCTATATTTGATTACATAAAGATTGATTCTTTCGATAAAATAAAGAAATCAAAA